TTGGATTACAACTCTTAACGGAAGAGAGATTCACATTGACGCAACATCCTATGAAGAGACTGGTTCAATCTCTTATCTTGTAAAAGAAAAGTTCTCTTTATTTAAGGCAACAACAAAAGTAGTCCTTACAGCAGCAGCAATTATTTCTTTCTTGATTGGAACAAAGACTATCTTGGGAAACAACAAAAACAGTACACCAGTATCTACAAAGAGATTATAAGAAATGATTAAAGAATTATTTGAAGCGACAACACAATTTAGAGTAAATCCATCTGGTTATGGATTTAAGAATAACGCCTATACACTTGATGGACTAGGACAAGTTCCTTCTTTTAATGCAGGAGCATACAACTCAAGATTTCAATCAGGTCATTTACCTTCTTTTAATGTTCCTAGAAATAATGCTGTCTTAGTTGTCCCTGATAACTACTTTCCGCCCGCAGCACCGGACTGGAATGCAACTGGAGTTTACATGAAGGAAATGGTCTGGCAAGAACAAGTAAATTCTCTAAGAGAAAAAGGATTTGTCGTAGAAGAGATTAAAGGCTCAAATGGAAATGCTTATAAAGTAAGTCATCCCTATTATCCGGGATTTGTCGTTGTCTCAAGAACTCCTCTTGGCAAGATTTACTATAAAGCAAAGAATATAGCAGCTAAAGGCTTGAAGTTTGTTTTGACTGCTTTGATTGGTGCTGTTTCGTCTTCTGTCTTTTCCTTTTTAAGAGGACAATAAAAATTATTAGTGAAATCAAATATTTGACGAAAAAGGAAAACTATGGCAACTCAAGCACATCCAGCCGATGCACAGGCTTTTATTGCACACATTCGAGACGGTGGTTACAGACCTAACCGTTATCGTGTAACACTTGTAGGTATTGAAGGTCTAAAAGAAATTGATGCTTCTCTTGCTAAAGCAGCATCAGAGGATTTCTCCTTCATGTGTACTTCAGCACAACTTCCCTCTTCGACACTAGGCGTTGCAGAAGCAGCATACTTTGGACGTCCGATTAAACTTGCAGGCGATAAGACGTTTAACGATTGGACTTGTGAGGTTTACTACACCAAACGTGTTCGTGACCTCTTTGAAAAACTACATGATAATATGCTTGGTTTTGAAACCAACTTGGCATCAGCAGGTTATTCAGACCCTCTGAACTACTACTTTGATGCTCGTGTAGAGACTCTTGATAGAGAAGGTAATGTGGGTATCATCTATGACATGAAGCAAATCTTCCCGATGGAAATTGGTGAGGTTGCTCTTTCATATGAGAACAATAACCAGATTGCAAGATTCCCTGTTACGTTTGCTGTCAACTACTTTGTCCGTGCTGATAATGGTGGCATCAATAAACGTCTGGCAAATCAACCTAAATCTTAAGTCAATCTTTTCTGAAAAGAAGAAAGCTCCCAATTAAGGGAGCTTTTTTGTTATGTGAATTTAGTCCTGACGTATATAGGTGAGGTTCCTCCTCCTCACAAGAACCTAGCCAACATCTCTTGTGCTTCAAGACCTTGATAGGTGTGTTCATCATACAAAGAGTTAATCTCTTCTCTTGAAAGACCTAATCTACTGTATAAGTCATTTGTGTCCTTAACTCCATTCAAATAATAAACCTTGGGAAGAAGAACAATACTATGACCATCATTAATGATTGCTCTTACCACTTTTCTTACTTGTTTGTTAGAACGGAAATCTTCATCAGGAATAAATCTTAGCTCTTCTAATGGAAAGTATTTAACTGCTGTCTTCCAGTCTGTTATTCCAGATAGAGCAATACAGTTATCCACAAACATAGAGTCAAATGCGCCCTCTGTCACAGAGATTACTTGTTTTCTTCTCACTCTTTCCAGACCAAAGAGTTTAGGCTTTTCGTCTGCTTCCTCTGATGTCCTTAGTGTCAGGTATCTTGTTCTTAAGTTTTCATTAGGAAGAAAACGCATTTGCATGAACCAGACTTCTTTTCCATCTTCTGAATAATGTGGAATACCTATTGCGTCAGAGGTTAAGTAATCTTTCACCTGTGAACAATAGGATGGAAGTTTCTTTCTGTACTCTCTTACATTAGCAACGTAAAAGAATTTGTCTAAGGCAAATGATAGTCCTCTTCCTTCCAGATATTCTCTTGCAGGATTATCCTGAGAACACTGATAAATAGTCTTAAGAGAAGAAGTAATAATAGTTTCCTCTTCTTTAAATTCTTTTAATGAAGAGTTTTTAATCTTCATTAATTTCTTTATTCTTTTCTGAGAAAGTAGTTCTTGTTTTATCTCTTCTACTTTCTCTTCACTCTCTTCTTTATGTAAAAACTCTGCAAGGATTTCTTGTTTATAGACATCTGGAAAGTGTTCTTTCAGGAAGTGAGGAAATGACTCTACAAGTCCACAGTTAAAACATTTAAAGACAAATGAATCTTCTACCTTGACAAAGTTACCTCTTGTCCTTGTAGGGTCTTTCTTGGAGTCTCCACAAACAGGACACCTGAAGTGATAAAGATAATTTCCCTTATCGGTGAATCTTTCTAATGAATATGAAAGTTGTTTAATGATTGAAAGTTGTTTATAGAAATCTAACATTTGTTCTGTCTCCTTAAAGGTTTTCTCTTGTAGAGATTGTAGAAGAGAAGTGGTGTTAAAGCAAGTGTGAATTTAGTCCTGACGTATATAGGTGAGTGGCTGGTGTTTACATCTTTATGAAATGAAGAGAACATGATGTGAATTTCTTGTGTGAATTTAGTCCTGACGTATATAGGTGGGTGGTGTGCCTCTTCTGCAATCTTTAAAATCATTACTAGTTATCAATCTTCTCTTTAGTAAGACTAATGGCAAAGAACATAAAACATCCAAACAAGTTAAGAGACCCAAATCCGAATAGAGATTTCTTCCGACAAATGGAAGCAACACACGTCTCTCCGTTCTTTAATCACATAACAGACCAGAACGAACAAAACACAATACAATCCCTACAAGATGAATCTATTGTTCTTGCTGGATATATGGTGTACTACGTCTTTAGGACAGAGACAAACTTGGATGAAGTCTTGTTTGAGATTGATAACTCTCGTTTCTCTGAGGCTTTCCAAATAGCAGCAACTTATCCTGAACATATTATTGACTGGAATAACAATGATGCTCTAATGAACAAGTTTGGCATCAACATAGCTCCTCAAGGTGAGTTTATCTTCTCTCAAAGAGCTTGGGACGTCATTATGTCTGAAAGGAAGGCTAATGGTTTATTTACTTGGTCAAGACCAAGAGAAGGCGATTTAATCATCATTGACCAGAATCAAAGATGGAACATAGAGAAGATGACTAGGGAAGAGATAGATGATTTCACACAGAGATACGTCTTTCAAGTCACTTACGTTGATAAGGGAAAGAATAACTGGCAACTAGGTAAAGACTATGTTTGGAGAATTTCTGCGTCTGGTTATAAACACGAGACGACAGAGAAGATTGATGCTCTTGGTGATGATGATAAGCCTTTGCTTGATGAAGTACAAGATTTCTTTAGAACAACTCAGCATGAAGGTTTAAAACAAGCTGAGAAGAAAGTAAGAAAAGAAGAACAGAATATATTCAAGACTTGGTAGGATTCATTTAAATGTCATACTCAATATCAGACGGTGCAGCAGCAGTAAGTGATGCTATTTCAGGGACTTCAGGTCTTGTTGGAAACTTTAAGGGAAATTACGCTTATCCAAGTAACTGTGGTGATAAGGATTATCCCTCTTGGATTCAATTCTCTGTAAGGTCTCGTAAAGGTATCACCTCTGATGCCATCATTACAAACATTGCTTTGTATATGCCGGAGAACGCTTCTGTGCCTTCCACTGCATCATGGGAAAACGCAGAAACGTCTGCAATGATTAACTCAATCAGAAATGCTCAGATTAAAAGAATAGAGTCTGGTGAGATTAATGCAGCCAAGTCTCGTGATGCTGGCTTTGCTCTTGAGGCTATGACAGGAGAAATGGGGACTGCTAACAGTGGAGGTCTAGGTCATGCCCTTAGACAATTCGCTGATAAAGGTAATCTTCTTCCTGTGAGTGTACAACAAGTGGCTGGCGCAATGGCTACACAAGCTGCTGCAAATACAGTGGGTGGAGCTTTGAGTAGAAGTTTAGGCAGGACAAACTCTGGCGGTAACTTGTCAACTGACCAATCATTAGGAGCATTGTTTGGAGCGACAAGAAATCCATATCTTACTGCTCTGTTTAGAGGAATAGACTTTAGAACCTTTGAGTTTACCTTTAACCTGTTTCCACATAACCAAGAAGAGGCAGAGACGATAGATGCTATCATTAAAGTCTTTAGACAAGCCTATTTGCCGTCATACGGAAGTGGTGTTGGTGGTAAGGCTATTCTTGATTATCCATTAGAGTTCAACATCTCTTACAAGTGGGGAACAAAGGATAATCCATATCTGAATAAATTTATGAACTGTGTCTTGGTTGGTCTGGAAGTAAATCATACTGGTTATGGTTCATGGGTAAGTATGAAGAATGGATTTCCAGCATCTACCATCATTCAGCTTAGATTCTCTGAGACTAATATCGTTACCAGAGAAGACGTTGCAAGAGGATATTAGAGTGTGAGCGAAGCTAGCAAGCTAGCTTATAGCTTGCGCAGACGATACAGTAGTTTTTGAGAAACTAGAATGATATTTCCTCTAGGAGAAAACAAATAAAAAGCCAGTTAAATACTGGCTTTTCTTGTTTGAGACACTGGAGTAGTTTCATTTAACAGAATTAAACTGAGCTTGAATCTTCTGTAGTGAATCAGCTTCATCCTTATCCTTTCTAAACTCAACAAAGACAGGAAGGAATAAGGAATAGTAAGGGTTATTCTCAGTTGGCTTCATAAGAGCATTAGCTCTCACTGCAATTACTGTGTCAATGAACTGTTCTCTATTGTCAGAGACGTTTTGTTTACTCTTATCTGTCAAACCAGAAGAAGAGACATTAACTTTCAGTAAACCATCAGAGGATTCACAAATAATACTTCCAAAGGTAGATTCATTCTTTCCTGTTCCTTCATTAAACCCTTTGACCAATAAATCAAGAATGACCTCTTGTTTAATCTTAATCTGGTCTTTTGAAGTTCCGTCTTTAAAGAGACCATTGCGATTCTTTAATACTGCACCCTCTCCACCAGCTTTCATGATTTCGAGAGCAAACCCTCTTGCTTCATCAAGAGAAGAAACAAGGTCGCCCTTAACCAAACGAACACAATCACTCTTCAGGTTTCCAATAACTTCCTTAACAAAGTTCCATCTTGTGTTGTAGTTTGTCTCAAACTTCTTGGAGAGTAATTCTTCTTTACATACAGCATCCCAACAGACGAAAGAGACAACATCATTCTCTTGTAAAAGTTCTGTATCAAAGTTTCCAGAGATGACAGAGTTCATAACACCATTACTCTCTTCTCTTGGAAGAGTAACACCATCTCTATAGACAAGAAGCTCTCCCATGAATCTATAGTCCTTTGGAAGAAGAGAAACACAATCAACAAACTTCTTAAAGGAAGAAATGCTTTCATCAAATAAGAGATAACTTCCTCCTCTGGAACGAAATACTGCTTTTTGGTTTTCATCAAAGTCAATGTTTAAGAACATACCATCCATCTTCTCCTGAACAATAGCAGGAAACTTAAAGTTATTCCAATCTTTATCTCTCATGTCTTTAATAAGAGAACAACGCATATATTCCATTGTTGGAATTAGATTTGGATAGACTTTGTTAATTGTCTTAACAGCTACACCCGCTTTCAAATCTCTTCCGATGATTCTTTTAATGACTTCATAAGCTCTTTCGTCTTTATAAACACTAGGAAAAGAAGAAATAGTGAATTGTCTTAGATTGTCTCTATAAGAAAGTTTATCTGCATTCATTAACCAATCTCTAATAGAGAATTCATTTAATAGAAACATTACTGTTGGTTT